CATATAAAAAATTATATGAGTATAATTTGAAAAAATTAAGAGAAATCATTGAAGATGAGAGAAAGAACTAAGAGATAGCCCCGGCTGTCTCTTTTTCTATACCCAAAACAAACAAAGAGAAAAGGCTGCCTATTCGGCCGCCTCATCTCTGCAAAGTTCGTCCAGGGTAACGCCCAGGGCATCGGCCAGTTTAATCATGGTTGATACCCGGCCGTCGTCCCGCCGTTCCAGATCTTCGATGGTTCGCTGGGGAACATCTGCCAGCTCCGAAAGAGCACGGAGTGATAAACCTTTGCTGTTTCTGACTTGTTTAAGTTTCATAGCAATACCTCCTAAAATAAGATTAGAATTAGGCCTATAACGACTACGATAAGCCATAGAACAGAGAAGACAAGAATCAGTAAGTTTTTAGCAGTTTTTTTCATGTTGTTTTCAGAATGGAAATGTGTTATATTTTAGATGGGGAGGTTTCCCTCCCCGTTGATTAATGGAAGCTTTCTACAATCATTTTAATGACTGCTAAGAAAGTTCCGATTTCCAAGGCAAGCTGTGTAAGTGCTCGAACCACTTTTATTAGCTTGCCTATTTGTTTTTCCATTCTGACCACCTCCTTTCTATGGTTTAATTATACCACGTATATACGTGATAGTCAAGCATAAAATGTATATTTTGTAAATTTTTTCGCATCTATCACAAGTGGTAGGTGCTTTTATTTAACCGAAAGGAAGTGAGCCTGATGGCAAAAGGAAAATACGAATACTGGTTATCGCCTGATGGCTTGCTTTTGCTGGAAGCATACGCCAGAGACGGCTTGACAGATGAGCAGATAGCGAAGAATCTGGACATAACGCCATCTACGCTGTATGAATGGAAGCGGCGGTATTCGGAGATTTCGGAGGCCCTAAAAAAGGGAAAAGAGGTTGTCGACATTGAAGTCGAGAACGCACTTCTTAAGCGGGCCCTAGGATATTCCTATGAGGAAAAGAAGGTGGAAGTCAGCGAAGAGGGGACGAAGGTTACTAAAACCATCAAAGAGGTTGTTCCGGATACAACGGCACAGATATTCTGGTTGAAAAACCGGCGCCCGGAACAGTGGCGAGATAAGCAGGATATTGAGCACAGCGGTGCCGTAAACGTCCGCAAGGTATACGATGAAATGAGCGAGGAGGAGCTGATGGAGCTTGCGAAGAAATATGAAAAAATCAATAGTTCCTGATAAGAATGCGCTGATTGAGTATCTGCTGATTCAACGTGCACTTGCTGTTAAGAAGGCCAGAAGAGATTTCTGGTCTTTTTGTTGTCTTCTATATCCAGAATTCTACAAAGAGAGTCGGCCATACTTGAAAAACCTATGTCAGACACTACAGGGTTTTTACGAAGATAGGATTCAGAAGCAGATACTAATAATTAATATGCCGCCGCGACACGGAAAAACATTTACGGCAAGGCTATTCGTTTTGTGGGTATTCGGCCAGAGCCCTCGTACTAAGATCATAACTGGATCGTACAATCAGATCCTTTCTGGTTTATTTGCACAGCAGACACGAGATGGAATTCTGACTGAAAATGAAGGTGTTAAGCAAGAATACTTCCACGATATTTTCCCTGATACTGTTATTAAGCAGGGAGACGCAGCAAAAGGTTTTTGGAGTCTGGACGGATCAGAAGAGAAGAATTATCTGGCGACATCTCCAGGTGGTACATCAACCGGTATAGGCGCGAATTTTGTTATTGTGGATGATATCATCAAAAACAATGAAGAGGCCGCCAATGAACTGGTGAAGGATAAGCACTGGGAATGGTATAACAACACATTGGTACAGCGTATGGAGCGCCCCAGAAAGCAGATTCTAATCATGACAAGATGGGCTTCCGACGATTTGGTTGGTAGAACGCTGGAGAAGAAAGCAGATAAATGCCATCTGATAACATATAAGGCGGTACAAGACGATGGTTCTATGTTATGTGATGAAATCATGACCTTAGAAGAGTATAAGAGTGTGATCTCAGAGATGGGCGCGGATATTGCCTCTGCCAACTATCAGCAGGAGCCGATCGACTTGAAGGGCAGGCTGTACACCAGCTTTAAAACATACAGTGGAGAACTGCCGCAGTTTAAAGAGATCCGGAACTATACAGATACCGCTGATACCGGAGACGACTATCTGTGCAGCATTGATTATGGAGTAACATTTGCCAGCGAGGCTTATATTCTTGAGGTGCTGTACACCAAAGAGCCGATGGAAGTGACAGAGCCAGCGACGGCCGGGATCCTAAAGAAAGACATGGTGAATGTGGCGGATATCGAGTCGAACAATGGTGGCCGCGGCTTTGCCCGGAACGTGGAACGGATTCTTCAGCAGGAACTGCACAGCAATCACACGATTGTCAGGTGGTTCAGCCAGAACAAAAACAAACAGGCACGCATCTATTCCAATTCCTCTTGGGTGATGCAGCATATTTACTACCCGGAAGACTGGAGAAATCGCTGGCCGGAGTATTACGACGCTATGGTGAAATATCAGAGAGAGGGTAAAAATAAGCATGATGATGCCCCAGATGCCACTACGGGTATTGCTGAGAAGATCGGCGCCGGTAGTGCATTTAGTTTCGAGTAGGAAAGAAGGTGAGAAGATTGTTAATTGAATATGGCAGTGAGACACGGCGAATCAACGCAATTGTGAACGCAGGAGCCAGAACTATGATGGGAGATATACGTTTTCTGGAGAAGGAAATACAGAAGTGGAAACAGTCTCCTGTGCGTAAGACAATGATGCTTGCGGAACGATATTACCAGGGGGATCATGATATACTTCATACGTCACGAAAAGCCATTAACGAGAAGGGAGAGCTGGAGCCGGTCAGTAATCTTCCAGATAACCGGATCGTAGATAACCAGTACCAGAAGGCGGTTGATCAGAAGAAAAACTATCTGCTGTCAAAGCCTTTTACAATTACGACTGAAAACGACGCTTATACAGAAGCCTTAAAGGATATTCTGGATAAGCGTTTCATGCGTTCCCTAAAACGTGTGGCCGGTGACTCTATCAATGGCGGCATTGGTTATCTGTATCCATATTACAATACAGAGGGGAGGCTGTGTTTCAAACGGTTTAATAATTACGAGATTATCCCGTTTTGGGCTGATGAGGAGCACACGGAGCTGGATTGCTTTGGGCGTCTGTATCAAATTGATGGCTATGAGGGAGAGACTGAAAAGACATATGAGTTTTTCGAACTGTACTCTAAAGATGGCGTTGAACGATATCAATTAGATGGAGCGCATCTGATTCCCGATGTGATGCACCCGTCCGGCGCCCATTACCTGGTGGAACAGCACGACCCGGACGGAAAGCATGTGGAAGTACCTTATAACTGGGAGCGAGTACCACTGATTCCATTTAAGCGCAACGCCCATGAAATACCGCTGATCCGGTGCTGCAAGAGTCTTCAGGACGGGATCAATCTGATGGTGAGCAGCTTTGAGAATAACATGTGTGAGGACGCCAGAAACACGATCCTGATTCTTGTCAATTACGATGGTCAGAATCTGGGAGAGTTCCGTAAGAATCTTTCCCAGTATGGAGCGGTTAAGGTTCGGAATGATGGAAGCGGATCGGGCGGAGACGTGAAAACTTTGACGGTAGAAGTGAACGCAGAAAACTATAAAGCGATTCTGGAGATTTTCAAACAGGCGCTAATCGAGAACTGTAAATCCTATGATGCAAAAGATAACCGGCTGACAGGTGATGCCAATCAGATGCATATACAGACGATCTATCAGGATATCGAGTTAGACGCGCAGGATATGGAAACGGAATATCAGGCAGCCTTTGAAGACCTGTTCTGGTTTGTGGATCAGTATCTGATGAATTCTGGAGGCGGGGACTTCGAGGCGATAGAGGTAGATATCACATTCAACCGAAACATACTGGTGAACGAGACGGAACTGATTGATAATTGTATGAAGTCCGTCGGATTCCTTCCGACAAAGCTGATTCTGCAAAAACACCCATGGGTGGACGATGTGGAGGAGGCTATGAAACTACTGGAGGAGGAAGAACAAAAGAAAATGGAGCAGATGGATCCTTACCAGAAGGCTTTCGGGCAGAAAAAGCCTGGAAAGGAACTGGAAGGCGGTGATAACCTGAATGGCGAGACAGAATAGTGCTTACTGGCAGAAACGAATGGAGGCCCTGGAAGATAAGCAGTATCAGAATGGCGCGGAGTATTACAAGGACGTCCAAAAGCAGTTCAGGGAAGCATCAAACAATGTTCAGGTGGACATTGAACGATGGTACCAGCGTCTGGCCGACAATAACAATCTTAGTTATGCAGGAGCAAAAAAGCTGCTTAAGAAGGACGAACTGGACGAGTTTCACTGGTCTGTAGAACAGTACATAAAGGCAGGGGAAGAGAACGCAGTGGATCAGAGGTGGCTGAAGGAACTGGAAAATGCATCAGCCCGCCACCATATCTCTTATCTGGAGGCCATGAAGCTTCAGACTCAGCAGCACGCAGAGCTACTATCTACAGAGTTTGAAGGAGGCATGACAGAGTTTCTTCATAAATCCTATGGTGATCAGTATTACCATACCGCGTTTGAGATTGCCAAAGGTACCGGCCTGGGAAGCAATATGGCCCAGATCGACAGCCGAACCATAGATACTCTGATTAAAAAGCCCTGGGCCCAGGACGGAAAGAACTTCTCAGACCGGATCTGGACGAATAAGGATAAACTGGTAAACAATTTGCATACAGAACTGACTCAAAGTATTATTCGAGGCGCTGATCTGAAGCAGGCCATAGACAATCTGGCGAAGACGATGGAGGTAAGCAAGGCCCAGGCAGGGCGTCTTATCATGACGGAATCAGCGGCGATATCAGCGGCGGCACAGAAAAACTGTTTTAAGGATCTGGATGTGGAAAGGTATGAGATACTGGCCACACTGGACAGTCATACATCGGATATCTGCCAGGAGATGGACGGTAAGGTCTTTGAGATGAAGGATTATGAAGTGGGGACAACCGCGCCGCCGTTTCATCCCAATTGCCGTTCTACCACGATCCCGTATTTCGATGATGAGTTTACAGAAGGGGAAGAGCGGGCAGCCAGAGATGAGGATACCGGGAAGACGTATTATGTGCCGGCGGATATGAAGTATGAAGAGTGGAAAAAAGAGTTTGTGGAGGAACCTGTTAAGAAAGAAAAGAAAGAAAAGAGTGATAAACTGGGTACAGGAAAAAGTAATTCATCCAGCGAAACGCAAAGGATCGAGATCGGCAGCGTGAATGTCGAAATGAGGGAAGAAGCCATTTCCTATTTTGAAGAAAGTATCCGTCATGTGTCGGTTGAAAATGCTGTCGTAATAGACAGTGCTGGAGAAGTTGTTCAGTTTATTGGGCAGAAAGACAGTGTTGATATATTTGATGTAAATTTGAAAGATGCCATTGTAACGCATAATCACCCAGAATCAGAAGGTGTCATATCGTTTGGGGAAGATGATTTTAACTTTTTGCGGGAACATCAAGACTTAAAAGAATTTCGATGTGCTAACGCAGAATATAATTATCGAATTGTGGTATTGAAAGATATGGCTGAAGTTGTGTATAATGATATCTATACAGAGGGATTCAAATATTTTGGAGATCCGGAATTTGAAGCACAGGATGCTGCAATGAGGGTACTTCAGGAAAGGGGATATGTTACCTATGAAAGAAATCGAGTTGACACCCGAACAGAGAAGTAAGTACAATGAATTATTAGCAGAGATGCGGGCGGAATTAGAATTATTGCCAAAATCCGATGGTAATATATTATCATGTACAGTTGGGAATAGGCCATATCAAGAAATAAGCCAGAAATATCTGCCGAAGTTAAAGGAAATTCTGAAAGAGTAAATACCACCAGTCAATAAAAAGACCGGTGGTATTTTTATACCCATTTGCCAGCAGATCAGGCGTAAAACAGTCGGCTTAACTTGCAATCATGCGGAGATACCGCGTAATAAATCGTAGAGGAGAGGTAAGATGAAACGGAAGTTTTTAGAGGATTTGGGACTGGAGAAAGAAGCCATTGATAAGATCATGGCAGAGAATGGCAACGACGTGAATGCAGCGAAAGCAGAGTATGATTCCATGAAGCAGGAGCGGGACACCATGGCGGCCCAGGTGGCAGAGCGTGATAAGCAGCTGGAAACGCTGAAAAACTCCACCGGAGATATGGAAGCGCTGAAACAGCAGATCATTACACTTCAGGCGGATAATCAGGCAGCCAAAGAGAAGTACGATGCCGATATGAAGGAACTGAAGCTTTCCACAGCGATCAGGCTGGCTCTTGGTGAATCGGCCCAGGACAGCGATTTAGTCGCCGGGCTGTTTGATAAGTCGAAGCTGATCTTATCCGATGACGGGAAGGTAACGGGGCTTGAAGAACAGTTAAAGTCACTGAAAAAGGAAAAAGCTTTTCTGTTCAAGGAAGAGAAGCCGGCGCAGGTCCAGATCAAAGGCGGGAAGCCTGCGGAGGGTGCCGGGACACCGCCAGCAGATAAGAAACCATTAGAAATGACCTACAGTGAGATGTGCAAATACCTGGAAACGAACCCAGGCGCTGCAATCGAGTAAAAGAAAGGAAGAGATAAGACATGGCAAAATTTAACGAGAAAACATTTAACTCGGAAGCATTTGGAAAGTATGTGGACCGGATTCCCAAAACAAAAAGAAATGAACTGATTAAGTCGAGGGCCATTAAGGGAAACGAACAGATCAGACAGGCGTTCAGCTCCCAGACAGGTACTTCTTACGCAACATTACCGATGAAGGGACTGCTGGAAGGGGCACCGCTCAACTATGATGGAAAGACGGATATCACGTCTGAGAGAACCACAACCTTTGAGCGAAGTGTGGTAGTATGGGGACGGTCCAAAGCATGGACAGAGGACGATTTCTCCACTGATATTACCGGTGGCGTAGATTTTATGGATAATGTGGCACAGCAGGTATCCGGCTGGTGGGATGATGTGTATCAGGATGTGCTTCTGGCAGTACTGAAGGGTATCTTTGCAATGACAGGCACAAAGAATGTGGAGTTTGTCAACGGGCATACTTATGATATTACAGCGGTGACCGGTGAAGATAAGGACGGGAATGCATTAAGCTGCGTAGGCCCGACAACCTTAAATACAGCAATCCAGAAAGCTTCCGGTGATAACAAATCAAAGTTCACGATTGCGATCATGCACTCCACCGTCGCGACCAACCTGGAGAACCTGCGGCTTCTGTCCTACATGAAGTATACCGATGCTGACGGAATTCAGCGTGACCTTGCAATCGGTACATGGAATGGCCGGGCGGTAATCATTGATGATTCCATGCCGGTAGAACATGTAGACGCAGTGGAAGAGAGCGGAACGTCTGGAACAGAAGGCTATGTGCCGGCAGCGCCAGCTTATGAAAAATACACCACATACGTTTTGGGAGACGGTGCGATTGATTTCGAGAAGATCGGCGCAGAGGTTCCGAACGAGATGCAGCGTGATCCGAAGACAAACGGCGGAGAAACCACACTGTATACCCGTGACCGTGCCTGCTATGCTCCGTACGGCATTTCCTACACAAAGAAAACTCAGGCGTCCTTATCACCGACAAATGAGGAACTGGCTAATGGCGGAAACTGGACTCTGGTTAATAACGGCGGCACCGGTCAGGGATTAAAGGTCATCGATCATAAAGCCATCCCGATTGCCCGTATCATTTCCAGAGGTTAAGCCTATGGAGGCAGGGAAGTTAAAGGGGCTGCTGGGAATACCGGAAGGCGATACTTCCCAGGACCTCTCACTGGAATTCATCATTGACGATGTAACGGAAACTATTTTGAATTACTGCAATCTGGAGGAACTGCCGGCAGGATTAACCAACACGGCTTACCGCATGGCGATTGATCTTTACAGGTATGATCAGCCAGGTGCTCCCGGCGTACCGGTGACTGTGGCCTCCATATCAGAAGGAGATACTTCCACAAGTTTTACCAGCGCGGCTGATGCCTTAAATGGCGGCCTGCTAAAGGACTATCAGGGGCAGTTTAACCGGTACCGGAAACTGAGGTGGTAAGATGATAACGGATGCGATCAGACAGGCTCAGATAATGCACAGGGCCGCCATAGAGGCAACCTATAACGGTTCCTGCAATATTTATAACAGGGAGCCGAAAAGAGACCCGGAAACGGGAGTGACGGCGCTGGAAGATGTTTGCAAGCTTGAGAATCAATTGTGTCACCTCTCCTTTTCAAGTTCGGTCCCAGCGGCAGAGACCGGCACAGTTACCAATGTCACGCAAACCATTAAACTGTTTCTGGCACCGGAAATTGTCATTGCCCCAGGCAGTAAAATCGAAGTGACACAGCACGGGCGGACAGAGGTGTACGGGCAGAGCGGCAAGGCGGCTGTGCACTCTTCCCATCAGGAGATACTCCTGGAATTATGGAAGGGGTATGCGTAATGGCAAAATGGGGGGATTTTGATTTCGAGGATTTAAAGAAGCTGCAAAAGCAGGTGGAACAGATCGAGAAGGGGCGGGAGGAATTCTGCCGGAAATGCGCGAACGAACTGGCGGCCCGACTGCTCCGAATGGTGAAGCAGAGAACGCCCGTGGGAATCTACAATGCAAAAACGGTGGAATTCCTAGCACATCTGCCGGAACGGAAAGTAGAGTTTAATACAAAGTCAGGAAAGCACGTGAGCTTTACTGCAAAAGCCAAGGTGAAGAAAGTGAAGTTTACTCCTAAATCTTCCGGAAAGACGGGCGGTACTCTGCGCCGCGGTTGGACCATAGGGGAGATAAGGCACAATGGAGACCTGTACGAAATTGAAATTATCAATCCAATCATGTATGCACAGTATGTTGAATACGGACACCGGACGGCAAACCATAAAGGCTGGGTAAAAGGAAAGTTCATGCTTACAATCTCGGAACAGAAGATACAGGAGATTGCACCGGCTCTTCTGGAAAAGAAACTCAATGAATACTTGAGGGGGTGTCTTGATGTATAACGAGATCATGGACGCAGTGACAAAGCAGTTATCCGCGCTGTTCCCACCGGAAGCCGGGTACACAGTCTATACAGATGCGGTAGAACAGGGACTTTCGGAACCCTGTTTTTTTGTACAGTTTTTGGAGCCTTCTGAGAAGCCGATGATCGGGACACGATATTACCGTAAGAATGCCATGTGTATTCAATTCCTGCCGGGAGACATAGTAAAGCCTTCTCGTGAACTTAACCGGGTATTGGATATCTTAATGGAGCAGATGCTCAGGATCGAATTGAAAAGTGGCCGGAAGATAAACGGCTCAGACCGGAGCGGTCGTATTGACGGAGGTGTTTTGTTATTTCTTGTTCAGTACAATACCTTCGAAGCACGGGAGACGCAGGCGGGCAAGGAATCTATGACAGGGATTCAGATTAATGAAATGAGGTGACGACATGGCAAGAAGAAAAGAAACCGAGCGCGCAGAAGCGAAAGCAGTAGTGCACGAGGCTTGTCAGTACACAAAGGAGCAGCTGGCTGGATCCGATTATTTCCGGCCGCGGCGGGATCTGGTAGAGGCTTTGCTAACAAGCGGACGTAAGTATACGATAAGCGAAGCAGAGCAGGTAATTAAGGAATTTTTGAAAGGAAAGGTGAGTTTATGTTAGGTGGTGGTAGCTTTACCGCGCAGAATAAGGTACTTCCCGGCGCGTATATTAATTTTGTCAATGCAGCTTCGGCGGCGTCCATGATGGGTACAAGAGGTACGGTAGCGGTGCCGATGGTCCTTGATTGGGGAACGGAGAAAAACGTGATTGAAATGACGGCAGAGGATTTTTCTAAAAACAGCCTGGAAGTATTTGGCTATTCTTACGATGACCCCAAAATGCTCCCGGTACGTGAGCTGTTTCGAAATATGACGAAAGGCATTTTTTACCGCCTGAATGGTGGTGCGAAGGCTTCTAATGATTTTTGTACTGCGAAATACAGCGGAGAAAGAGGCAATAGCCTTATGACTGTGATTTCGAAGCATGTAGATGATGAAAGCAAGTTTGACGTCATAACGCTTTTAGGTGGAAAAGAAATAGAGATCCAGACCGTTACAGCGGCAACGGAGCTGAAAGAAAATCGTTACGTTTCTTTCAAGAAGGATGCTACTCTGGCAGAAACAGCTGGGACGTCGCTGACCGGAGGCAGCAACGGGGACGAAGTATCCGGGGAAGAATATTCTGGCTTTCTTGAGAAAATCGAGAGTCGTTCCTTCCAGATCCTGTGCTGCCCTGCAAAAGAAGAACAGGTAAAGGCATTGTTTTCGGCTTTTACTAAGAGAATGAGAGAAGAAAACGGGATTAAGTTCCAGACGGTGGTGCATCAGTATACCGCGGCCGATTATGAAGGTGTTATTTCTGTGGAGAATGAGGCTGCAGAGGATTCGGCCGGGCTTGTCTACTGGGTAGCCGGTGCGGAGGCTGCCTGCGCAGTGAATAAGACGGTCGAAAACATGGTATATGATGGCGAGTACACCGTGAAGGCCGAATACACTCAGCTGCAGCTTACAGACGGGATCAAGGCGGGAAAATTATTCTTTCACAAGGTGGGAGATGAAATCAGGGTGTTAATGGATATTAATACCTTAGTGAACTATACCGACGAGAAAGGCGAAGATTTCTCAAACAATCAGACCGTGCGTGTTTTGGATCAGATAGGGAATGATATTGCAGCAATATTTAACAACCGGTATTTGGGTAAGATCCCAAATGATGATGCAGGCCGGGTAAGTCTGTGGAACGACATTGTGTCTTACGTGAAACAGATGGCTGGAATACGTGCTATTGAGGCTGTGGAGTCTAAAAAGATCAAGGTGGAGAAGGGACAGACAAAACGGTCGGTTGTCGTGAATCTTCCGGTGGAGCCGATTAACTGCATGAGTCAGCTGTACATGACTGTGGTGGTTCAGTAGAAAGGAGCATTGAGAAATGTTAAATAATCCGATTATGAATGCAAAGGACGCAATCAGCGCGTCGCTTGCGGAGTGCTTTGTCACAATTGAGGGGAACCGGTATAATTTTATGCAGGCGATCAATTTGGAGGCCAGCATTGAGAAGACGAAATCAGAAATTCCAATTCTGGGAAAGACGGGGAAAGGTAATAAGACAACAGGCTGGAAAGGAAGCGGATCAGCCACCTTCCATTATAACACCAGTATCTTCCGGCAGCTTCTGTATCGGTATAAGGAGACGGGAGAGGACGTGTATTTTGATATTCAGGTCACAAACGAGGACCCGACAGCCGGAGTGGGACGCCAGACTGTTATTTTGAAAGACTGTAACCTTGATGGTGGCATTCTAACAAAGTTTGACGCAGATGCGGAGTATCTGGATGAGGATGCAGATTTTACCTTCGAGGATTTTGAAATTCCAGAGACATTTGGTGACCTCACCGGTATGCAGTAAAAGAAAGAGAGGATAAGCAATTATGGGAGATTTAAGCAGATTTTTAAAGAAGAATAAAAAGACGAAAGAGAACATTAAGATTCCGGCAACGATGTCTTTAACGGATGAGAACGGAACTCCTTTATTGTGGGAGGTTAAGCCGATTACTACAAAAGAGGATAACGCTATCCGTGAGGCATGTACTGTTGACGTTCCAGTGACAGGCAAGCCGGGAATGTTCCGCCCCAAATTTGATGGTAACAAATACCTTGCAAAAATGGCGGCGTCCTGCATCGTATTCCCCAATTTAAATGATAAGGAATTGCAGGATTCTTACGGAGTCATGGGAGCGGAGCAGCTGATCACCGAGATGATCGACGATCCGGGCGAGTACAATGATTTCATGAACCGGGTCCAGGAGTATCATGGTTTTAAAGAAACATTTCAGGACAAGGTAGAAGAAGCAAAAAACTAATCGAGGGAGACAGCCTGGAGGCGAATATCGCATACTACTGTCTCCACAAACTCCACAAATGGCCGCATGAGTATCTGGAACTTGACGAGATGGAGCAAGCTTATGTGGCCGCTGCGGTGGAGATTAAAATTAAAAATGATAAAGAGGCTGAGAAGAAGTCAAAACAAAAGAGCAAAGGGAAAAGACGGTAGATTCTGGAATAATAATATGGTATGATATGCTCAAAAGAGAAAGGAGCGTGTACCATGGGATTGTTTGGAAAAAAGTCAGAAGTAATAAAAGAATTTAGAGTTGTTTATTATGAAGGTAGTTTACCTGGTATAATTTCAGATGATGCACTGAAAATATCTGCTGAGGGGGAATTCCTCGTTATTGACGATTTAGCTAACCATAATCAAGTAAAGCTAAGACTGGATAAAATATATGGAATAGAGATATATACAGAAAAAACATACATGGAAAAATATAAAGGGAATGCCCCTTTAACTGGCGGGAAAAAAGATTTTTATGTGTTTCATTATTTGACAAAAGATAATATAGAAAAGCGCTTTGATTTATGTGACGTTTCAGCTAAAACAATGGGGGAGATAGCTAAATTGGTCAAAATTGTTCAAAAGAACGCTAAACCTAAGACTTATGAAATTTGATATTTGGCACCTTGAGTAATCAGGGTGCTTTTAATTTGTGTAAAAAGGGGGTGAATGGATGTCTGTTAGCTCAACATTACAAATAAATGACCGCATGACACCTGCGTTACAGTCAATAACAACGGCCATAAATATGATGGTAAGCAGTTTTTCGGCAGCACAGACCGCATCTGAAACAGCTGTTAATAGCGCTCAATGGAATGCAGCAACACAAGCAGTACAGGCAGCTTCAGCAGCGGTTGAAGAATATCAACAGGAATTAGAATCTGTACAAAATAGGCCGGTTACAGTTCCAGAGCCGTCATGGAGCAGTGTTGTGACAGCGCAGACGCCTTCTGTCTCTGGAACTGAACAATTTCAGCAGGAATATCAGGCCGCAACTGTGGCGGCTCAACAATTGTACCAGACTCAACAGGCAATTTCTGCACAGGCACGTAATATGACTGTGACGCCTCCGGGAATGCTTAATGATGTGGCGGCAGTGGAAAACCGTATGCAGGCGCTTTCCTTGCGTGTACAGGAGATTAATAACATTCCTATTGATATGCGTACTGATAAAGTCAATCAGGAATTGGTGACGTTGAATGGTCAATTGAGTCAGGCAACCTCTATTCAGGGAGACTTAAGCGATGCCATGTCCCATATGGATATCAGCGCTGCTAATGCAGCATATAGACAGCTCGTCTCTGTTATGGATACTGCGGAAGTAAATATAAAGGATAATATAGTTGCGCAGGAACAGTTTAACAGATCAATCACCGAAGGGAAAAGCGCCGCCACTGCTCTCGGAAGCAAAATAAAGCAGTTTGTTGGCATGTATTTAGGAGTTCAAGGCATAAAAATGGCCGTCAATTTTGTCGGTGATACTACATCATTACAAAATATCCAGACAGAAGCCGAAACAAAATTAGGGGCAGTTATGCGGCAGCGTATGGGGGCTACTCCTGAAATGATACAGAGCATTAAAGACTTGACATCTGCACAGCAACAATTGGGTGTTGTTGGTGATGAGGTACAGTTATCCGGTGCACAGCAGTTATCTACTTTTTTAACTACAGATACCGCTTTAAGCACTTTGATACCTGCAATGAATAATCTGGCAGTGCAACAAAATGGCGTAAATGTAAGTTCCCAGGATATGGTCAATATCGGTAATATGATGGGAAAAGTTATGCAGGGGCAGGTTGGAGCACTTACCAGAGTGGGTGTTACATTTGATGCAGCTCAGGAAAAAGCATTAAAATATGGAAACGAACAGGAACGCGCTGCCACGCTGGCCGAGGTTATCACCAATAATGTAAGCGAAATGAATTCGATCATGGCGGCCACCCCGCAAGGCCAAATACAGCAGATGGCAAACACATGGGGGGACATTAAAGAAGTTGTTGGAGGAAAATTATATCCCGCAGTTATGAGCTTTTTTACAGCAGTAAATACAAATATGCCACGAGCTGAAAGTGTTATAATGGGGGTAGCTGGGGGGCTTAATCTGCTAATAACGGGATTTGGATATATTATAGATTTTGCGGGTAATGCGGCTGGAGTCATTCAAGATAACTGGTCGTGGATCGCTCCAATTATTGGGGGCGTAACAGCTGCGGTAATAGCTTATAATGTGGCTATGGGAATCGGTACAATTATAACCGGAATTGATGCTTTGGCAAAAGGTGTGCAAGGGGCGGCTACAATGCTTGCAACGGGAAAAACTATTGCATATACAGCGTCGCAATACGGTCTTAATGCTGCATTGCTTGCTTGTCCTATCACGTGGATAGTAGGAGCTATTCTGCTTTTTGTTGCTGCTATCTATATTGTTATCGGGGCAATCAACAAATTTAAAGGCACGTCTATAAGTGCTACCGGTGTAGTGGCGGCAATATTTGGAACGCTTGCAGCACATATTGTTAATACGTTTATTGTCCCGACATGGAATGGAATAGCTGCTTTCATCAACTTTTTTTATAATGTCTGGAATGATCCGGTAGCATCAGTAAAAATATTATTTTATGATTTAGCATCTACAGTAATCGGCTACATTGTCAATATGGCTCATGCAATTGAGGATGTAATCAATAAGATACCTGGTGTACAGGTGAGTATCACAGCGGGCCTTGATAATTTCCAAAACCAGATAAAATCGGCGGCACAAGAAGCAAAAGACGCGTCGGGCTGGAAGGAGATTGTTGGATCGATGTCATATATTGATTATTCGGATAATGCAAGTAAGTGGTATGACAAAGGGGCTGCGGGTGAAGCGGCGTTAAAGGATATTATGAGCGGAGGTACCGCATTCAATATCGAATCAGAGTCCGCAGCACAAACAGCCTTAAACACAGGAAGCACAGCGGGCAACACCGCGAAAATAGCTGATGCCATGGATGTTATGGACGAAGATTTAAAATATATGCGTGATGCTGCGGAACAGGAGATTATAAACCGTTTCACCCTGGCCGAACTGAAGGTAGACGTTAAAAATAGCAACACACTTACAAAGAAAGCAGATTTTGATGATATGGGAAGTTTTCTTTCCACTTTTACCAGCGAGTTTCTCAGTGCATCTGCGGAAGGGGGACATATTTAATGGCATACGAAGTATATATTGATGATATGTTACTGCCGCTTCCACCACAAAAGATACCGATCAAATACCCGGGTCAGAATAAAAGTACTACCCTGATTAATGGGGAGGAAATTAATCTGATCCGGCCGTCGGGTCTTGCTGAAATCACAATTGATGTAGTCATACCGCAGATGAATTATCCGAGTGCTGTATGGGATGGAAGTATTGTCGATGCAGAGGACTTTCTTGACCATCTTCACGATCTGAAGGAGAGCGGGGAATCGTTTGAATTTATTGTAATCCGGGACGGCCCCGGCAGAAATGATTTCTTTGACACCAATATTGATGTAACCCTCGAGGATTATAAAATATCGGACGATGTGAAAGAGGGATTAGACCTGGTTGTATCACTGACCATGAAGGAGTATAAAAGCTACGGGACAAAGATCATGAATTTTGTGATTGTGGAAGACCAGCCTGTACCGGCGGCCGAGGAGCCGGAGCCGGAGCGGGAGGGATCGCCGCCGGCTGCAGAGACTTATACTGTGCAGAAAGGGGACTGCCTCTGGAACATTGCAAAAAAGAAGCTGGGGAATGGCAGCCGCTGGCAGGAAATTTACAATCTCAACCGTGACAAAATCAGCAATCCGAACCTGATCCAGCCCGGGTGGGTTCTCACAATGCCGGCATAGGAGGCAGCGCAGATGGAAGTACATTTATACATTCAGAATGGCCAGACCGTGTATGAGCCTGTAGTACAGGGAAGCATCACATGGGAGACTGAACGGAAAGGGCAGCCAGGGAAATGCTCCTTTACAATCATTCCGGACAGTACATTAAAGATTGAGGAAGGGAATGCCCTGCGACTGGACGTATCTGGTAAGCCTGTATTCTTCGGGTTCATCTTTGAAAGAAGCTGGAACAGTGACGGCATCATGAAAGTGACGGCATATGACCAGCTCCGGTATCTGAAAAATAAGGATAGTTACAATTATGACAAATTGACAGTCGGTGAAGTGATCCAGATGATCGCCAGGGATTTTAACCTTCAAACTGGCACGCTTGCCGATACGGGATATCTGCTTTCCAGAAATGAAAAAGACAGCACACTTTTTGACATTATCTTAAACGCCCTGGATTTAACCATGATCTATACCGGAAAAATCTATGTTCTCTATGATGATGTGGGAAAGCTGATACTGGAAAATGTAGAAGATATGAAGCTGGACATCGTGATTAATGGCGAAACAGCTCAGGACTATGACTACAAAATCAGTATAGACAGCAATACCTATAATCAGATCAGGCTGTATTACGACAACAGCAATACAAAGAAGCGTGAGACCTACATGGTGAAGGACACAGAAACCATTAATAAGTGGGGCGTACTCCAGATGAATGAATCCATAGATAAAGGCGTTGATGGCCAGACTGTAGTGGAGAATTACTTAAAGCTTTACAACCAGCCGTCAAAGAGCCTGACCATCAAAGATGCCTTCGGAGATGTCCGGGTGCGTGCCGGCTGTCTGATTCCGGTATTTCTGGATATTAAGGATATGCAGTTAAAAAACTATCTGCTGATTGAATCTGTCACCCACAAGATTGATGAAGGTGTGCACACCATGGATTTAAAACTGAAAGGAGCTGGAATCAATGGCTGATGCTGAATGGATTGGAAATATCAGAAAAATAGTACTTCAGGCCATAGAAGCGGGAAATCCCTGTGATGTAGTTTTCGGGACAGTGGCGAAATCGGCGCCTCTGGAGATCCAGATAGGCCCCAAAACATTTTTGCAGCCATATCAACTGATCCTTCCGCAGGGTCTGACAGACCATACTGAGGAAATGAGTATACCAGAAATTGGAACTGTAAATGCCACTGTTAAAAATGCATTGAAGGCGGGAGAGCAGGTGCTGTTAATTCAGAAGTGGGGCGGCCAGCAGTACCTGGTGGTGGACCGCTGGCAGGAAGGAGGCTGACATGCTGCCGGAGACTGGAAACATTTTAAAGCAGGACTTTGAAATCCGCCAGATTCCTTCTAAAACCTACAGGCTGGTTACGGCAGGCGCTTCTGGCTGGACGGAGGGGGCGGACGCAGCGGGTATTTCCGCAAATACGGAGGGGCTGGAAGTAAAAGGGGTTTCGGGAAAGACAGACGGACTGGAAGCGGTAAAACAGTCCGTTTTTTGTATCCTTCATACGGAGCGGTTTGACTGGCTGATTTACAGCTGGAATTATGGCGTGGAACTAAATGAATTGTTCGGTAAGTCTCCGGGTGTTGTGAAATCGAAGTTAAAAAAGAGGATACGGGAAGCATTGACGCAGGACGACAGAATCGTAAGCGTTGATGCTTTTTCTTTTTCCGTGTCCGGAAGTAGGCTGCATGTCTCTTTTTGCGTTCATACGAAATTCGGTGTCATGGAAGCCGGAACGGAGGTAGAAATCTGATGTACGGGGATATCAGTTATGAGGTCATTTTAAAACGAATGATGGAGCGGGCGCCGGCTGGGGTGGATAAAAGGGAGGGATCTATTTTATATGATGCCATGGCACCGGCTGCTGCGGAGATACAGAACACCTATATTGAACTGGGCTGGGCGCTGGAACAGATATTCGCAGATACAGCAATCCGGGAATATTTGGTAAAGCGCTGCAAGGAATGGGGAGTTGTGCCTTATCCGGCAACTAAGGCTTCATTAAAGGGCGAGTTTAATATGGAAATCGCTTTAGGGGAACGTTTTTCCCTTGGCACATTGAATTACACGGTGGTAGAAAAAATCGGTGATAAAATCTACCAACTGGAGTGTGAAACACCTGGAACTGCCGGAAACCGAAACCTTGGGGTCCTGATCCCGATCAATTACATTCAGGGACTGACCCATGCGGAATTGACAGAAGTACTCAAAGAAGGTTCGGAAGAGGAATCAACGGAAGCACTCCGGGAACGGTTCCTTTTCAAAGTTCAGAAGCCATCTACCAGTGGAAATATCTATGATTACTATAACTGGACGATAGAATGTGCCGGGGTAGGTGCTGCTAAGATATATCCTCTGGCCCTGGGGCCCGGTACTGTAAAAGTGGTGATTGCTGATGCAGAGAGATCGGCAGCAACGCCGGAACTGATCGAGCAGGTAAAGAACCATATCGAAGAGCTCCGCCCGATCGGTGCCGATGTCTCTGTTGTTTCCGCCAGAGAAAAAGCAATTGCCGTGACGGCCAGAGTCAGGCTGCAGAATGGTGTGAACCTGGGAAGTGTCCAGGAAATGCTTATGCTGGAGCTTACGAACTTCTTACAGGAGGGGGCCTTTGATGTATCTTATGTTAGCCTGGCGAAAGTCGGAAATCTGCTGCTGAATACAACTGGGGTGGAAGACTTTACAGAGCTGCGGCTGAATGGGCAGGGAGCTAATGTCAGCTTGGCAGATGAGGAGATCGCAGTGGCCGGAGCAGTCGCGCTGGAGGTGATGCAGTAGTGAAAATCAGTACTTATACGGAAAAACTGAATAAAGTGGACGGTAATGTATACGTGATCGAAGAAGAGGTATCCTTAGCTGATGGCGTATATGAGGCCCCTCTGGCGCATGATAATGTCAATCCTTCTACGCTGGCCGTCTACACCGGGCCCAAGCTGACCGGGGAGCGGATCCAGTCGTATGCGCTGTCTACGCCCAGCCTGATGCCATGGAAGCGGCTGATCCGTATTTATACCGATGTCCCCACCGTCTATATCAGCTATGAGACGGATGGGGATACGGTGGAGGCGGAAGACGTGAATCTGCTTCAGCAGGACGTAATACGGACCCAAGAGGGGCTTAACGAGGAGAAAGACCGGGCGGAGGCAGAAGAGGCCCTTTTGAAGGAAGCACTTGCAGAGGAAACGGCAAGGGCGGAGGCGACGGAAAAGAAACTGATGGTGGATCTTACTGCGGAGATTGGCAGAGCGAAGGCGGCAGAAAAGAAAGTGGCTGCGGATTTAGGAAAAGAGGTGGACCGGGCCACGGCTGCGGAGAAGCACTTAACGGACAGTTTGGTGGAAGAGACCACACGAGCAACTATGGCTGAAAAAGTTCTGACGGATAACCTTTCTGCCGAAGTTATCAGGGCAAAAGCCGGAGAAAAGACTGTGGCGGACAATCTGGCAGCAGAAACAGCCAGGGCAAAGACGAGGGAAGATGGAATTGCTGCAGAACTTGCCGCTGAGAATATCAGGGCATTGAATGCCGAGAATGCGCTGGCTGAAGACCTGACTATTGAGACAATACGGGCAATGGCGGTAGAAAAGACCTTCACCGATAATTTGGCGGGTGAAACAGCCAGGGCGGAAGCAAAAGAAACGGAGATCAGCGAGAATCTTTCTTCTGAGGTTACAAGGGCGAAGGCGGCAGAAAAGACTCTGACTGATAACATTACGGTAGAAGTGACCAGGGCAAAGGACGCAGAAAAGACTCTGACTGATAACCTGGCAGCGGAAACCATGCGTGCGGACAATAAGGAGCAAGAGATCATTCGTGAACTGACGGCGGAGAGTACCAGGGCCCAGGCAACGGAAACGGTGCTTACGAATAATCTGTCAGCAGAGGCGACCCGGGCAAAGGCAGCCGAGAAGACAAATGCAGATAATCTTACGGCAGAGACCAGCCGTGCCAAAGCGAAAGAGACGGAGCTTCAGGGAGATATTCAGTCGGAGGCTTCCAGAGCAGAGGCGGTAGAGGCCGCGATCAGGAGTACAATATCAACCAACAAGCCCATATGGGATGATAAGTATACACGCAATGAGATAGATAACAAATTTTCTGCTATGGAGACGGCCCTCGATTGGAAAGAGGCGGTTAATACCTTCGCGGATCTGGCGACCACGTATCCAAATCCGGAGGACGGCTGGACAGTCAATGTGAAGAATACGGACTATACTTACCGGTGGAGCGGCACGGCGTGGATTGCCATCTCAGCTAACGCGATCCCAAAAGCGACCCAGAGTGTGGACGGACTCCTTTCCAAAGAGGATAAAGCGGCTCTTGATGATACGAACGCAAAGAAGCATACCCACAGTAATAAGTCTACGCTGGATAAGATGACGGAGGTGCTGCTGGCAAACTGGACTGATGCCTATAATAAACGGCACGAGCACGGGAACAAGACCGTATTAGATAAGATCACCCAGGCACTGATTGATAACTGGACCGCGGCCTATACCCACATCAGCGACGCGCCAAAGCATATCACAGCGACGGAGCGGACAAACTGGAACGATGCGAACAGTAAAAAGCACACCCATGCAAATAAGAGTATCATCGATAAGCTCACCCAGGCCATGCTTGATAAATTGGCAGGGATTGCAACCGGAGCCGAAGTGAATGTTCAGTCTGATTGGAGCGCAACGGATTCTGCGTCCGACGCATTTATTAAAAATAAGCCGACCTCCATGACTGCAAAGGGTGGTGAGTCTGATACGGCTGTTAAGTTAAAAACTGCGCGTACAATTAATGGGATTGCATTTGATGGCTCAAAGAATATTACGATAGAAGCTAATACTCCGATAAAGCAACTTACCAGTGGTTCACTTGATGATGTAAAAACTTTTGGGGATTATTATGCTGCCGGCGGAAATTCTGTAACTGGAAAACCGGAAAGCGTAGATCATTTTGGGCTGTGTGTTTTACGTGTAGCAAGTGGATATATTGGACAAGAACTCGATGTTAATGGTCGGAAATGGACGCGAATGTACAACAGTAGTACGAGTGCTTGGAGTGGTTGGGTAGAGTTTTTCTCAGAAGGGCATAAACCGGCATGGAGTGATGTAACCGGAAAGCCCAGTACCTTTGTTCCGGCGGCGCACTCACATACAAAAAGTCAGATATCAGACTTTCCCTCTTCCATGCCTGCATCCGATGTAGCAGCATGGGCGAAAGCTACGACGAAGCCTTCCTATGGGTGGACTGAGATAACTGGTAAGCCGAGTACTTTTGCGCCGTCAGCTCATACTCATACGAAAAGCCAGATCACGGATATGCCGACTAAGGTGTCTCAATTTACAAATGATACTGGATATATTACTGCTGCTGATGTCGATACCAGTCAGAATCATGTTCATGCGAATAAGAGTGTGCTGGATAAGATAACGCAAGCTCTCCTGGATAATTGGAATGCAGCACATACCCATGTAAGTGACACGGTAAAGCATATCACGGGAGTTGAGCGAACAAATTGGAATGATGCAAATGGTAAAAAGCATACTCACGGTAATAAGAGCATTTTGGACGGAATCACACAAGCTTTAGTTGATAAATGGAACAGTGCTTTGACTGCATTGCCTGCTCATACCCATACAAAATCACAGATAACTGACTTTCCAGCATCACTTCCAGCAAATGGAGGTACTGCAAATTATGCAAATTACTTGAATGTTAATAATATAGCGGCTAATACAGATCTTAATACAATTACAACACCGGGATATTATTACTGTCCTATGAGCGCAACTGTAACAACATTTAAAAATAGCCCAACATCAATGGCTTTTTTCATGGAAGTAGGAAAACACGCTGGGGTATACCAGAAGATTGTGGAGTACACTGTCAGTAATCCGAAAACATATGAAAGGAATTATTATAGTGATTCATGGGGAACATGGAAAAATATCACTGTTCTAACTCCTGTTCCAGCTGGCGCAAAATTCACAGACACGGTTTATACACATCCAGCAACAGCCGGTAATAAACATATTCCTGCCGGCGGAGCTTCCGGGCAATTCCTGAAATGGTCTGCCGATGGTACTGCGGTATGGGCGGCAGATAATAATACTACGTATTCGACATTTAAGGCAGCAACGGCCAACGCCGCAGGCGGAACGGGTCTGGTTCCGGCTCCCGCCGCAGGAGCACAGGCAAAGTATTTAAGGGCGGATGGAACATGGCAGACACCCACAGATACGACTTATAGTGATATGAAGGGGGCAACGGCCAGCGCCGCAGGTACGCATGGACTTGTGCCAGCGCCAGTTGCAGGGGCGCAGGGAAAGTACTTTAGAGCTGACGGAACCTGGCAAACACCACCGGATACGAATACTACTTATAGCGCGGCTACTCAAACAGCAGCTGGTCTTATGCCGGCGGCCGATAAAAAGAAATTAGATGGTGTAGCAGCTGGGGCCAATAATTATGTTCATCCTTCTACACACTCTGCCAGTATGATTACACAAGACGCCACTCACCGGTTTACCTCGGATACAGAAAAAAATGGATGGAATAAGTTATTGTTTTCGGCGGCCATCACAGTTCCTGCTTCCGGCTGGAGCGCAGGGGCGCCTTACACCCAGACCGTGTCTGTTTCTGGTTTGACTTCTGCTATGGATGTCATGCTGACGTTGAATATTACCGGCAGTCCTACTACTAATCAGGTAAAGGCATGGAAAGCAGCGTTAGGCATGATTGATGTCGGAACAACCACCGATGGATCGGTGGTATTTACGTGTTACAGTAAGAAACCGGCCGTTGACCTGCCACTATACATAAAAAGCGTTTAGGAGGAGCATATGTACGGAAATACATTATATGGTCTTGCAAAATATGCACGGGAGGCGGAGGACAGCTATACGCCGGAAGAATATTTTGTGGACCTGGCCCGATACGTACCGCCATTCCTGGCAGAGCTGCGGGAGCTTTCCGCCCTTTATGAGACAGAAGGGTACGAAATTGGATATCTCGAACATAATCTAAGGGATTTGTTTGACCAGTGCTTTATTACAACGGCAACCTGGGGGCTGGTGCTGTGGGAACGGATGTATGGAGTAACCACAAATATGTCTTTATCCTATGAGCAACGCCGGGAGATTTTGATGGCAAAGCTGCGGGGACAGAGTACGACGACAAAGCAGATGATAGAGGATACGGCGGCAGCATTCTCAGGCGGAGAAGTACAGGTAATTGAAGATAATCCCCATCATCATTTTATTGTGCGCTTTGTTGGTGTCAAAGGAATTCCCAGAAACATGCAGGCATTTATTGATATGTTGGAGGATATTAAACCGGCTCATCTGTCCTATAGCTTTGAATATACCTATACCGTATGGGGCAATTTGAAGGGACTAACTTGGGGAGATTTAAAGGCACAGACCTGGGGAGAGATAAGAATCATGGAAGGAGTATAAGCAGATGCAGACAACACAGAATTACAGCTTGAAGAAGCCGGAAGAAACTGATGTGATTACCATCAGCGACTTGAATGATAATATGGATATCATAGATGAAGTTATGAAGAAGTTTGTAAACCGACGGATTTTGAAGCTTATGGCCGCAGGCTGGAGCGGTTCTTACCCGTTCACTCAGGCAGTAGACGCTGCAGGGATAGCCGTGGCTGATGATATCAAGGTGATGGGAGTTTACATTCCGGCGAATGCCACATTAGAACAGGTGAAAGCCTGGAACAAGGCGGCAGGGTATCTGATGTGTAATCCGGATGGGGTGGCAGATGGGAAAATAATCTTTAAGGCATATAAGAAACCGACAGTAGATTTTCAGATTTTGACAGAAGGAGCATGAGACGATGGGAAAAGTAATACCGATGCTGGGCGGAGGCGGCGGAGCGGATCTGGATGTGATTACCGCGACGGCGGCTGATGTGCGGGCGGGAAAAGTAATTGTTGATAAAGAAGGCAATTCGCTTACTGGGACGGAGCCTGAGCGGGGAAACTGGACCGGAAGTGTGGCAATGAATGGAAAGATCACGATACCTGATGGTCATCACGGGGGAGGCGGATATGTCAACGGCCCGGCAGTTACCCAGAGAGGCGCCTGGAACGGATCCGTAGGAATGAATACGCAGGTGGCAATCCCGGAAGGATATCATAATGGTGCAGGAAAAGTATCAGGTCCTTCCGTTGCTTACCAGAATGCAGATGTATCGGGCACCGATCGGGCTAATGCAACTAACCGGTCATGCTGGGACGGTACGATTTGCTTAGGGGTGCGCAATAATCATTATTTAAACGGGGTAAATTGGATTCAGTATAGCGATCCAAATTTCAAAGCTTCGAACTTTAAAAAGGGCGTTCCTATAATGGGCCTTACTGGAACTTTTGAAGGCTATGTTCCAACAGTTTCCGACCTAT